AAAATAAAAAAGGAGTTTTTGAGAATGGAAAATGAATTGCTAAAAACGGAATATTCAAAGGCGTTTGACGATAAGCGGAAAGCGTTGATATGTCAGAGCTATTACAAATATGGCAAGGCAAGTAGAAATTTCGCAACCGGAAATGTGGATGCGATTGGAAGTCTTAAAAAGTGTCTTGCGAAGTTTGAAGAAACTGGAAACACAGAATATCTTTGCGACGTAGCAAATTACGCAATGTTCCGTTTCATGTTTCCGCAGAACGGAGAGTATTTCAAGAATACGGATTCGGATGGTTCGGCAGGAATTGTTGGAATGAGTGTAAAAGAAATGGAGGACTTCAAGGATGGACGATAACGAAAAACTGTGTTGTGGAAATTGTAAATATGCTGCATATAGCCGTGAGAATGGTTTTGTGTGCGAGAATATGAACAGTGACTATGCATCTGATTATGTCGAATACGACCACAGATGAGAAGAGTGGAGGAGCCGTGATGATTAGTTTTTTGATTCGATACATTGCTGTGGTTTATTTTGGATTCATGGTGGTAGTTTCGTTTTTGAACATAGTGTTAGGCGAAAGACCTCGTGATAGAATAATGTCAATAATCAATTTTTGTGCGTCCATTGTGGCGATATATTTTATAACTCATTAAGAGTTTTACCATATCCCTTGAACTCTTAAACGTGATAAGGAGTGCGAATCACAAAGAGGGGCAATGTATATCCGTTCTAGCCGAGAGCGAATCGGAATACAACACCGGCAATTCGGTGTATATGGTTTGTTCATGTTTTGCTTTGACATGAACCCTTTCTTTACCCACTAGCGGAAAGCTGATTAAAGGACCGTCACAAGGTCCGGTGGGGTTTATGGTTTCGTTGCGATAGTTCCCAATGTCCAAAGTAGCCGGACGCAAAAGAATCGCAACAGTGCGGATTAAAACACAGATGCATGTATGTCAATCCGTACTTACGGCGATAGCATAATGGATAATGCGTTGTGTAGAATCCCACTATACACAAAGAATCGTGGTTCAAATCCACGGTTGCCGATTAGGTGTAATTTCCTAAGGGAAATATCCAAAGGTAAGAATGTTCCAAATTTGCAAATAAGGAATGTAGGCCTTATTGGATTGCAATACACCTATTTGCCGATACAACCCTAACTAGGTAGGGGAGCAGAGAAAGAAAGGCAGTAATAAATAGAATGGCGAAAATAGAAAATATTAAGGTTTTTGGAATTGAAGATAGTTTTAGAGCAAGTAAATATCCGTTTGCGGTAGATATAAATGCTGTGAATGACGAATTTACCGATAGAATTGATAATCTTGGAAGATGTGACATAGGCACAGGGCATGACAATTTCCTTAACGGAGTGATTGTTCAGTTTGATTTGACATTCAGCAATAAGGCGTGGGTGGAATTGCAAAGATACCACTTTATTGACTTTGTATCGAGTCAGTCAACAATGCACTGTATTAGCAAAATGGATATTAAGTGTATGTGCAACGGTTATGTGTCTGATGCAGTTATCGCAGAAGTCGAGAGATTGAAAGAGATTTACTTGAAAACAAAAGACAGCGAAGATTATTTGCAACTGTTATACAATATTCCGTCTGGATTTGAGTTGACTGCGAGGATGACAACAAATTATCGCCAGTTAAAGACGATTTACAAGCAGAGAAGAAATCACAGACTACCAGATTGGCATATATTTTGTGATTTTATTGAAAAATTACCACATAGCAAGTTGATAACTGGAAAGGATGATTAGGCATGTGTGAATTTTGCAAAAACATTTATACCAAAGATTACACAAGCACAAAATACAAAGATTACATATACAAAGATGAACACGGTGTTTATATACATTTTGCAACCGGAGATAGTTTTATGGATTTTGATTATGAAATCAATAATTGCCCTATGTGTGGTAGGAAGTTGGTGGATTGATGATTACACAGCAAGATGTTCACAACCATATAGTTTTAAATGCAAATGATTGGCAGAAAAGATACTTGTCTATGCAATGTGGAAATGATGTTGAAAAATTAAAAGAAGTAATTCCTGAAATGACGGAATTTGATAAAGGTTACATTTTAGGAAAAACCGAAAAGATGGCAAAAGAAAGCAAAAACGAGGATTTAGAAAGGAAGGGATAAGAATGGCAGTAATATCTTCAATAATTTTAATATGGGTCGTAGCAATAATATGTATGTTCATAATGCACAAAATAGAATCAAAAACGACATTCAGAATATATGTCGTGTACGTGATCATGGTGTGCACTATATGCACAGCTCTTGCAATATTTTTCGGATGTCAAAAGTGAGTTTTTCAAGTAATGGGCGGGCTTCTTTCCATTTATGTTCTTGCAATAAACGGTCCGCCTCGATCATTTTGGCTTGAAGATTTTTGGGAGCATGCATCAAAGCCAATAGATACGATTCTCCATAACCAGAAAATGGAGCGTCTTCTGGTAAAGTCATGACAGAACCGGCATTTTTGAGATATACCTCGTAAATGTCACGAAGATGGTAATACCGGTCTTCAATCAATTTGTGTTCATATTCCATTCTTCGAATTTTGGTGTCGTGTCGATTTGCCATGTGAGAGGTGGCAAGTGGACACACAACAGAACACAAAGCAACAATAATAGTAATAGATAAATTGAAATCCATAAATCTACCTCCGTTGGTATTTGATTATTACCACGACCAACAAATATATCATAAAGAAAGATGTGGAGAAAAGCAAGAAAGGAGTAAAGGAATGAGCGAAATTTCAGAATTAACAAAAGCGTTGCAGGAAGCAACGAAAGCAATGAGGGAAGCAACAAAAGAACTCAGCGCCAACAGGAAAAGCGTTGAGTCCTTGAAAGAGATTTTTTCAAACTTAGGTACTGGTTACTGTTCAGCGGTTCCGGTGGATAGTGGACTAACAGGAAACCAAGTCAGACAGTTGTACAACCTCAAAAAAATCGAAGAGCAAATGGCTGACAAAGTAATTATCAGCTCACGTCTGTACAATATGCTGATACAGGCTGATTTGTCCCCGGAGCGACTTGTGGGTGAAGAAAACGAAAGGAGCGAGAATAAATGTTGAGAATGAATCAAGAGGAAGAAAAAAACACCCTCATTAACAGTATAACGAGAGAAGACCCCAAAATGCGAGCAAGAGCATTTTTATCGAGACTCTCACAAAAAGAACTGGAAATCATTGATGATATCGTTGAAAAAGCGAGAAGAAAAAAGTGCAAACGATGTAGAGAATTAAACAAGGCAATGGAAATGTATGAGGGATTCCGGTGGCAAGGATATTCGGATTATAGCATGTATTACGACAGGAAAACGGAGGAAATCGTAATCCCGGAAGAAATGCTGATGTACTTTATAAAACTGGCAAACCCGGAGCAGCCGGAGAGAAAAATACGGCTGGTGAAATTGATTAAGGACGAGAAAAGCGGTGTATGAATTAGGAGCATCCACACACCGCGAAAAAAATTAAGGGATTAGTTTTGATAGAAAACTAACAACATCCTTTAATCCATTAGAGAAACGCTGTTCCATATGTATGATGGTTTTGTCGGTAATGGTGACATTATAGACAGTATTGTTATAGTTCATACAAGATAGATAACCGGCGTTTTTCAGCGAACAACACAATGAAACAATTTTATCAAGACTGTATTCCGGAAAAATACTTTCTTGAATAAAAGAGGCATCGGAAAAGACTCGCGCTTTATCAGATGGCAAGGCGGGCTGTCTACATAAGAACTCTTTGTATAAAGAGGTGATGAAATGGTGTTGTTCCTTAGTAAGGTCGTCCATAAAAGTCCTCCTTCCTATACGTATTCAACCGTAGCGGGGTTGTAATTACATTATAAGGAAAGGACGGAGAAAAGCAAGAAAGGAGCAAGAATGGAAAGAAACAGAGAGGTGTACATAATCGTTGATGCGTTGTTGAGAAATAACGTAATACAAGAAAAAGATGCGGAAAAGGCAGGCGTGGCCGGAAAGGCTGCAATGAAAACGATTAGAAGTGA